GAACTTCGCGCCAAGCTTCCCGGCCTCTTGTTGCTTCCGTAGTCGGCCTTCCAGAAAATTGAACGCCTCGCATAACGCGGCAAACGAGGCGCGCATTTCATCGGTCAACAAAATCGCAGGCCAGAAGATGCCTATGCCGACAGGAAAGCCCGTCGGTTCAAATTCGGTGAATTGTTTGAGCGAGCCAATGCCTATCGCAAAGAGCCATCAATGCAAGGCGAGCATCCTGGTTGGGATAACGTCGCTGAGTTTTACAGGCCGCGCAAGGGGCTATTTACTGTTGTTACCGGCATCCCCTCGCACGGTAAATCAAGTTGGCTGAATGCGCTCTGTTTCAATTTAGCCTATCAATCGAAGTGGAAATTCTTGTTTTGCTCGTTTGAGACTCAGCCGCTTGAGCAACACGCCTGCGACCTTGCGCGAATTATTCTCGGCAAGCCGACGTTCATTGGCTCACACAATTCGGCAACAGATGCGGAATTTGCTTCAGCCTTTGAGCAGTTCCCTGATTCGTTTGAGTTCGCGCAAGTGCCTGACGACGATATGACTGTTGAAGGCGTGTTGAGTTATGCCGCAGATGCGGTTCGGGACAGCGGCATTGATGGATTTATCTTCGACCCCTGGTCGGAGCTTAACCCGCCAACGCGACTGGTCGGTAATTACACGCAATTTGTCCAGCAGGGGTTAAACAAGCTTCGCCGATTTACCCGCGAGAATAATATCCACACATGGCTTGTGGCGCATCCATCAAAGTTTCTCATTAAGGGACAAAAGCGCGATGTGCCGACGCTTTACGATATTGCGGATTCCGCGCATTTCTACAACAAGGCTGACTATGGCGTGGTGGTCTATCGCCCGGACGATGAATCCAGCCGGGTTGAACTACACATTCAGAAGGTTCGTTTTTACACGACTGGCAAAAAAGGCGTTGCTGGTTTGAACTACGATGTTTCAGCCGGACGATACGAAGAAAGTAATTACGTAAACAATGAAAGGAGCAATGAATATGCTTACTAATTGGAATTTTGATGGCAAGTTTTTAGTAGATTACCCGAGGGCCGGACAAGGCACTATCACGAACTGGTTTTGCTATGCGGTTCGGGATGGGCAAACAACGGTGAGTGGAGTGTTGAGCGCGGTTGAATACACAGTGCGAAAACGAATGCCGGTATCGGATGGCTACAGTTTGACCGATGATGATTTGACTATATTGCTTGAACACTTGCTTGATCCTGAAGCGGAAGAGTTCGCGGCCTTCATTCTTGAGCGCGAGTCTTTGCCGCCGGAAGAGCGTGAGCGTCTCAAAGCGGCTTCAGGTAAGATTTACCAGCAGGAATATATGGCCAGTGAACAGCCGACCGCAAAACAGTTGAGCTATTTGAAGTATTTGAAATGCGAGACTGTTCCTGCGTCAAAACTACAGGCGTCTCAATTGATTGATGAAATCCTGAAAGCGAAAAAATAATGGCTTCAACAATCCGAAAACTAGGTAATGCTGACGACCACGAGTGCGCCCGCTGGATTGCCAGCGAGTGTTACCACCAAGTCTCCCTGCTGATTAGCATCTTTGCCCGTGAGCTTGGCGGATGGGATAATCTGCCGGATAGGTTTGTCATCAGCGACGGCGAAGAAGGCGGATGGCACGGAGACGAGGTGGCTATAAACAAAGCCGTTTTGCGAGGCGACTGTCTGACGACATGGGAACTGTGCGCCGCGTACAAGGCGCGGGTCGAAAGGTATCTAACCCATTGGCGGAAACTGATCGGTCGGCTATCTGAGCGACCGTGAACACTGGCGAGGGCAGTACAGGGACGCTGAAGCGTTTGAAGCCAAAAACCGGTTGGCAATTCTGAATCTGAAAAGAGGTAGCAATGCAGACTGAATCTCTACCACATCGCCCCACCATCGCAATGCCGCCGTTCGATGCCGAGCAACTAGCGCAGCTTGAGCGCGTGAAGTGGAATATCGCGCCGCTGATCCTGGTGTGGTTTGATGGCAAGAAGCCGGGCGATGAATTTTACATCAGCGAGCCGACGCTTTGTCTGGCAAACTGCGCCGTTGCCGCCGATTCGCCGCGCCGCGTGATGGCTGCGCTGAAGGCTGAGGGCAAGGTGCATTACAGGTTGATTGACCGGGCGCGAAGTTTGTATCGGGTGACGGAGCCGAGTGAGGTGAGCAATGACTGACCTGCTAATCCCCTACTTAATCTCCGCCTTTCTCGGCGGCGCATTCGTCGCACTGCTGGTTTTGCGCGCTGTCTGGCGGTTGGCGGCAATTGCCAGGACTGCGATACGCGAGCGGGATGAGTTGCGCGCTGCGATTGTGCCGTTGTTTGCTGAAGTGGCGGAGTACAGACGCGAGGCGGCGCAACAGGATGAGTACATTAAGCTGGAATTTTTCTAGTAAATGTATTGACACTTTGCGCCAATGCGAGTATAAAGAGTCAAGCTTAGTTACGAAATCAAAGGCGCGGGATTTTTGTTTTTAAGGGTAAGCCCTTCGACTTTTTGCAGACCAGTTCTGCGCCGCGTAACTAAGCCCTATGCGACAAGTCGAAGGGCTTTTTTAATTTTCAGAAGGGCTTAGAAAGATGACCAATCACGAGAAATCAATCCAACTTGCAAAACTCACCATCGCGCTTGAGGAAATAAAACAGCGCATCTATGGTGAAATCCTGCCGCTCTGTGCTCACCTTGCATTGCAAGAAACTATAGAAATGGCGCAAACGCTTGAGCTTGCTGCTGAGACGATTGCATCGCATCAAAAGAAATGGCAGATGATTATGGAGCGGGTGAAAGGCGGTGAGCGATGACCTACCCTGAATTTCTCGCCTCAAAAGCACAACTCAAAAACGGGTCAGGCTTCAAGCCTGTTTGGATACCTGATTTTCTTTTTGACTTCCAGGCTTTTCTTACAGAGTGGGCAATCCGACAAGGGCGAGCCGCTTTGTATGAGGAATGTGGAACTGGAAAAACAATTCAGGAGCTTGTCTGGGCTGAAAATGTCGTTCGCCATACAAACGGGAACGTCTTGATTATGACTCCCCTGGCAGTGGCAAGCCAAACAGCAAGAGAAGCTCAGAAGTTCGGAATCGAAGTAAACATTTCCCGCGACGGTAAAATCAAGCCGGGCATCACAATCACGAACTACGAACGGCTTCACTATTTCGATAAGAGTGATTTTGTTGGGGCGGTTTGTGACGAAAGCTCGCGCATCAAAGACGATTCAAGCAAGTCGCGCAAGGTTATCACTGAGTTTATGCGCCGGATGCCTTATCGCCTGTTAGCTACAGCGACAGCTGCGCCGAATGATTACACGGAGTTCGGCACATCGTCTGAAGCTCTAGGCGGACTAGGCCATACCGATATGCTCAAGAAGTTTTTCAAGAATGACGAAAATAACATCGGTACGGGTCGAGTTTACGGTAAAGGGCGGGCGTGGCGCTTTCGTGGCCACTCGGAAGTTCCCTTCTGGCGATGGATGGCATCGTGGGCAAGAGCGATGCGTAAGCCGTCAGACTTCGGATTTGACGATAGTAAGTTCGTTTTGCCCGAATTGACGGAGTTCCGCCGTCCGAAGTGACTCGCTTACCACCCCTCTGGGGTGCCGCTCGTTTCTACTATTCCGCCGCCCCTTCGGGTTTTCCCAGAGAGGCGGGGTGCGAGGGGGCGTCAGTCGGGAATCGCGCGGCGTTGAACGTCGTCGCCATATTTGCGGCAAACTCCTGAACCGCAGGGTTGCCGTTCGCTTTTGCGGAATTGAGAATCCAATCCGCAGCCCATTGCAAAGCATCGCTGTGACCAATTATCCACGATGCGGCAACTTCTTGAAATTCTGGACGGTTGATAAACTCTCGGATAACTCGCTCGCGTTCTTGTCTGTTAGTTTTCTTCATAACTACTCAATACCGAGAGCGCGACTAAACCGGAAACGAAAAGGGAGATTTTATGTGTCAAGCAAATATTCTTAAATGCGACGCGGAAGAGTTTGATTGCAAGTGCGGCATCATTGCTTGCTCTGCCCACGGGCACGTTGACGAAGGCGACAACGAAGGCTGGGAGGATTGCCCAAACCTTGTACCGGAAGACAGAGAATCCGTGATACCCAATCTAGCCCACGTCGCGCCACCATTCATTGACGACGGATTGCCTTGTCATCTCAAACATCGCTGGGGAATACTCCCCGATTCTGTTCGCCGTCCGGCGTAGCAACCACGGGGCAGCGGGGACGGCGGAAGACAAAAGGCAGCCCTCGCCCGTCTCCACTCCGGGCGCGTCGCTAAGTCGCGCCGCAGCCCTGCGCTGCCGAGGGCGGGGGGTCGTCGCTTACCCCTCTGGGGTGGCGCTCCTTCGTTGAACAGGATCACCTTGTCAAAGCTCTCACCTTAGCCCCCGGATTCCTGTTTGAGACGACAGCAAAGGGAATGCAGGAAGAGCGCGAAGAACAGCGGCGCACGATCAACGAACGATGCGAGAAGGCGGCGGAACTCGCGCAAACCGGCAAGCCCGTTGTGCTGTGGTGCAATCTGAATCCTGAAGGCGACTTACTGGAAAAGCTTTTGCCAGGCTGCGTGCAGGTCAAAGGCAAAACATCCGAGTCCGATATGCAGAAGCGAGAGGAAGTCTTTGAAGCGTTCGCCGCTGGCCAGATTCGTGGAATTATCACCAAGCCGAAGATCGGAGCGCTTGGTTTGAACTGGCAACACTGCGCGCACTCGATTGATTTTCCAACCTACAGCTTTGAACAGCATTACCAGAAAATCAGGCGTTTCTACAGGTTTGGCCAAACGCAGACCGTCAAGGCTGATTCGGTCATCACGGAAAGTACCTGACACATTCAGGAAGCGGTAAGGCGGAAGTCCGCACAGGCTGATCGAATGTTTGCTGCAATTGTCGAGCACATGAATCACGCAATCACAATCGAAGGTGCGAAATTCACAGAAAAGGAGATATTACCAACATGGCTGTCATAAATCAGGAAATCACAGAAAATTACGCAATCTACAACGGGGACTCGAACGAAGTCTTGCCGCTCCTGCCGGATGGTTCGATTGATTTGTCAATCTACTCGCCACCGTTCGCCACGAAAGACGGAGCACTTTATCACTACTCAAGTTCTGACCGTGATTTGTCGAACGCCCGCGATTGCGATGAGTTTTTCGTGCAATACGATTTCATAGTGAAAGAGATTCACAGATTGACCAAGCCCGGCAGAATGACCGCCGTGCATTGTATGCCAGTTCCAACCGGTAATACCGGACGCGATGGATTTATGGACTTCCCTGGTGACATTAGCGAATCGCACACAAGATGCAGAGACGAAAAATGCACGGAGTCGCCACGGATTCGGGCGAATGGTATTTGCGGTCACGGATGGTTTGAAATTGCAGCGCATTATCACGTATGGAAAGAGCCGCTTGGTGTTCGCAATCGCCTGATGATTAAGTCTCTAGCTCACAAAACCATTGTTGATGATTCGTCTAAGTGCTCGGTAGCCGCTGCTGATGAGTTGATCGTCTTTCGCAAGGTAGGCAAGAATCCTGTGCCGATTGCTCATCCAACCGGACTAAGCGAGTATGCAGGCGAGCGTGAAATACCGAAGGATTTGCTTCGGTACAAAGACTGGAAAGGCTCGCAGCTTGAGAACCGTTATTCGCATTGGATTTGGCGTCAATATGCGAGCGCATTTTGGGACGACATTCGGATTGGTAGAGTCTTACCGCACCGAAAACCGGACGGCAAGAAGCTGGAAGACGACGACGAAAAGCACGTCCATCCGCTTCAGCTTGATGTGATTGACAGGTGTATTCAGCTTTGGAGTAATCCCGGCGAAAACGTGTTGACTCCGTTTATGGGTGTTGGCAGTGAGGTTTACGGCGCAGTCAGGAATGGAAGGCGCGGAATAGGTATTGAGCTTAAGCCCGCATATTTCGATCAGGCAAAACTGAACTTGCTGGATGCTTTGACCAGCAGGGATATTAGCGAGCAGGCGGACTTGTTTAGCTCGATTGATGAAGTTGAGGACGTTGCAGCGTGAGCCTTCTTGCCTTAAAACTTCGCAGCCCTTTCGCAAAAGGCCGCATTCTTGCCGCTGCTACGAAAGCGAACAAACGAAAAGCGTCTTTAGCCGCCGTCACCAAATTTGACTGGCGGCGGCTAAAACAAGTTCCAAACGCAAAGCGCAAACATCGCAGCCGTGCGGAAATTCAAAGGACTCAAAAATGAGCAAAGGAACCGAACGAATGACAATGGGCGAACTCGCCGCATCCGGCGGCCTCGCCAATTTGCGCTCATCTGCTACCGGAACTCCTCTGCGCGCCATCGCCGAAGCGGCTATTGCAGCGCAAGAGAAGGCGCAGGGCGAAGCGAAACCGGCTGACGCGGCTCCGACTAAGGGCGAAGACAGCCAGAAGGCTCCCAAACGCAAAAGCGAGGCAATCAAGACACCAACCGAATACGAAGAACAGGTTGATCTTTTCGCCTGGGCTGACCGGATGGTATTTGAACTACCGGAGCTTGACCTGCTTTTCGCCACGATCAACGGCGCGAAAATGCCCTACGGCAAAAACAAAAACGGCCAACGGTTCAGCAAAGAGGCGGTGCGGCAGAAAAAGGCCGGGTTGAAAAATGGCATCCCAGATTTGATCCTGCTGGTTGCGCGCCGTGACTACCACGGCTTGCTGATTGAATTAAAACGCGCCAAAAAGTCACTTTCTGTGGTATCAGATGAGCAGAAGCAGTGGATTGAAAAATTGACGGCGCGAGGCTATTTGGCCGTGATCTGCTACGGCGCAGAAGAAGCGAAAAAGGTGATTTTGAATTATTTGGGGGCTGAATGAATACCTACAAACTACTTCAGGGCGGTTTATATCGCTGCTCAATCGCTTTCCTGGATGCGGAGCTAGCGCGCCGCGCGGAAACTGGCCAGTCGTCAGTCGAAGGCGAATCGCTGAAATGCCCGCACTGCAAAGATAGGATTATCTTGCGCGATGGTGTGTGGCAGTGGGATACAGCAGATGGCCTAGCTACGTATTACGCAGAAGCCGAGGCGGAGATAACAGCGCAGAATGGATAGCCATGATCGAACAAGGACAAGTCTACAGCGTGGAGTTTCAGAACTTTCGCCGCGTTCACAGGAATCGGGCGAACGGTGAACTGTTCGCCGTTGAATTCGAGATAACCGAAGATGAATGGCATCACCTGGCTGATTTCCCGCAAGACGCCATCGGCCAACTTGGGTTGGTCTGGACGGAACGAGTCGGCGTTGTTGAAAAACCGAAAGCTAAAATCAAGGGCAGTCACGGTAAATTCTGGCAAGAATTGCACTCGTTCCACAACCGCCCAGACGTGCGGCACTGGCTGGGCGTGGAAGTCGGCTACGCGACTGAAAAGGCCGCGATTGAAAGGCTTTACGAGATTTTCAACGTAACAAGTCGCACCTTTATTTCATCGGATGCACTGCGCGATTGGGTATCGAAAATGCCTGATTGCGACGGGGCGCTGACGGTGATCGAAAACGCAAAAGCGAAAACGCAATAACCTGCCCGGCATCGCGGCCATAGCGCGGCGGTTGGGCGAAACAGAAAGGCGGTAATTTATGGGACAATTCACGGACATTTCCTGGTGCGATTCCACGATTAACCCAGCGTCAGGGTGTGACGGATGTGAGCTGTGGTCGGACCGTGACCGTACCTGCTACGCGGGAACACTTCATGAAACACGATTGGCGAAGTCACTGCCGACACTGTACGCGCCGAACTTTAGCGAGGTGCGAATGGTTTCCGGTCGTATGGCAAAAGCGGCGGCGTGGTCAGACTTGCGCGGGAAGGAGCGCGAAGGCAAATCGCATTTGAACGGCCTGCCGCGATTGATCTTTGTCGGCGATATGGGCGATGTGTTGAGTCGTGCGGTAACAGACGAATACCTGGTTGATGAGGTGTTCGGCGCGATGAAATCACCGAAGGGTGAAAGACATATCTGGTTGCTGTTGACCAAGCGAACGCGGCGACTGGCTGAGCTTTCGCAGAGGATCGGCGGATTGCCTGAAAACTGCATGGCAATGACAACGATTACGAATCAGCGCACAGCTAATGCTCGACTGCCCTATTTATCACAAGTGCGCGCGCGCTATCACGGCATCAGCGCGGAGCCGTTGCGCGGATGTGTTGATCTGTACAGCGCGTGTGGTGCGATGGCTGCTGATATTGATTGGGTGATTACAGGTGGTGCGTCTGGCGTAAACGGCGCGGAGATGCCCGATGATTGGGCGGGCAAGCTTTGGTCGTGGTGCGGCGATGCGGCGGCGGCTTTCTTCTACAAACAGCGCGGTGGCAAGTCAAAAGATAAAGGCGGCTGCCTGATCGAAGGGCGAGAGTGCAAAGAAATGCCGTTAGCTTTCGCAACGGCGTAATCAACAAAATCCTGGTGTGCCTCATTGGAACGGTGAAATGGATTCTCAACAATCTTCCTAAGCGACGGCGCGACAATTTATCAATCTTGTCCGCCGTCAGGTTCTTTGCGATTTATTCACGTTTCCCAAATACAACCGTGGTGTAATGATTTGTGCATTTATCTGCTGTTGGGGTTTTGGGTTCAGAGTAATTCGAGGTCAATTACCTTTGAGCAAACGGCAGCGCCAGGTCGTGAGCGGTAAACCCGCAACGGCGCGGCGGCGGACAATCAATTTCAGCTTTCCCGCTCCACGCGCCTGCTCCCCGCGACCGGACGGATCACCTCAGCCTGCAGCCGGGTAATCAGCTTGCCGACCCCGCAATTACACGCCGGAGCGTCACTGCCGGTCGTGTCGCTGCGCCAGTGAGCGGCCTGACGGCAGTGGATTTCGTGGATTGTGTGATTGTATTTGTGCTGCTGGTCAAGCAAAAATTGCAGCGATTGGTAGAGTAGGACTTCGGATTCGGATTTAGTGCGTTTCATTGGACTCCCCTCGGTCTTCAGTCATAGTTTTCCCCTCATCGCCTCCGCAGCCAGCAGTGCGGCGGCGGAGCGGGCCAGTTCTTCGGTTGATGCTTCGGCTAGCACTTCGATGACTTGGCCTTTTCCCCATGTCCACATCTTGCACGATGTAAAATCAAGATCGTACTCAGCTTGAATGTAAAATGTCCACAATTTAGCACGCATTGCATCCGTCGCGGCTTTGGCGTCGGCGATTGAAAATGGATCGGGTAGCGGCATTCCGTCCCAATCGGTCACTAAATCCTCGGCGCCGTCTGCTAGTTCGCGCATGTGGGCGGGGTAGCGACCTGGCGGATAAAGACAGCGCCTGCCGGTACCGGCGGACACGCGCCATTGCCAACTCAATACCTTCTCGCCGAGCACGGCGCCAAATTCTCTCGCCCGCTCTCTTATCTCCGGCTCGCTGGCGGGAAGTTCGCGGCAAAGGTCAAGGATTGATTTCATAAGTCTCCTTTTTGGTTGGGTTAGGTTGCCTGCTGAGCACTCAGTTTGAGCGCATTATTCACAATCTGAGCACTCAGCCTGCCGGTTTCGCTGACTATGCCTTTGCCAGTCAGTAGATACTCAGTCAGCCAGGTTTGCCGTTCTTCGATCTCGCCAGGGCGGGGCTTATATTCACCGTTCGCTGCCTGGGCAATCATTGATAAGTGAGCGAGTGCGATTGATTGTTGGTCGTTGATTGGTGTCATCTAACTTCTCCTTTTAGCTTCGCCGCTAAAAAGCCCATTACCGCGAAATCGGGTAGATTTAGGAACTTCGGGTCAAATTCTTGCGGGTCGCCGTTCCATTCGTGATAAGACTTCACGAAGGCTTGGCGCTCTTTTATGCTCCAATCTTCCGGCCAATCCCAGTCATTACAGCCGTGGTTACTGTATGACTTTGACGCCATTTTAAGCATCTGTGCGGCGAGTGCGTTTTCTTTCTGGTTCATCTTGTCTTTTTCTCCTTCCTCAGAAGCCCTGAAGCCTCCAAGCTTTTCCAGTTAAAGTAACCAGCCAGCGACCAGACTGAGTTGTCAGCGGATGTTCGATCTGGCTTCCGGCTGAGTACCCAAAGAAAACTGACGCCATACTCAGTCTCGGCGATGGAATAGCCAGTCAGTCGCTTGATTAGCCATCCCTTTTTGATCCGACTGCGCTTGAAGCCAGACTTTGCGTAAGTGGCTGTGTTTTCAATTGGTTGCCTTGTATGCTGAGTGCTCAGCTTAGCAACGTTCTGAGCACTCAGTCTGGCGGTTGCTGAGTGTTCAGCTAGAGCTACATCCGCCTGTAGCCCGCCTCGATCATCGCGTACATCCAGGCTGCCAGCCCCGGCGCTATCATCTCGGTTATCAGCAGTAGACCACCCAAGACTGCCAGCAGGGTAAAGAGACGCGCGGCTGTCGTTTTTAGAAGGTTCATCTATTTTGATCCGTGTTTCATCCATTCCTCGGCCATCACTATCAGCAGAACCGCCAGCGCGAAGCTCAGGCAGATTATTAGGCGTTTGTTGCTCATTTCCATTTGCTACCTCGTTGCATGTTCGATCAATTGGCTGCCGACTACCGCTATCGTGACTGCCAGAATTGAGCCGATTATTAGAACCGTGTAGTAGATTATCGTTCGTTTCATTTCGATCTCCTTGCGTTATTTCCGCCAACCCATCCACGCCGCCACGTATGGCCACAGCAGGGCAAATGGTATCCAAAGCAGTGCCAACCAGAGGAGCCACTTGCGGTTCCGTTCCCAGACTCGCTTGCGCTCTGGTGGCGTTCTGCGTTCGATCACGATAAGCCGTGTTTTCATGTTGTTCTCCTTGCGCCTTGCTGCGCGCCTCACTGTTTGGCGCTGTCAGTGAGGCAGTTATTTTGGGTCGTTTGGGTCAAAGAAGTTGCTGTTCCGTGGCGGCGTTTTTGCTGCTGCCGGTATGCTCTGCGATTGTCCAAACCCAACCTGTCGAGGCTCTACGCGAAAATCAAACTGCCGCCGTGTTCCTTCCGTCTTCTTGAGTCGCGCGCGTTCAAAAATCGCCTGTGCCGCTTCCATTGGGATTCCGCGCTCGGAAGCCAGTTGTTGGATCGCTTCAAACTCAGCAAGTGCGCGCTGGGCTTCCTGTATTTCAGGGCTGTCCTGGATTTCAGCATAAGCTGATAGGTAATTGTCTTGATCCTGACTATGGCGCAATCGCCATTGATCGGCCATCTTCGCGGATTGATCCAAGACTGCCGCCCGCTGCAAGTCTTGATGCCGGTAATTCAGAATTTTCGGCCAAAACCACAACGCGCCGCAAATGGTCAGCGGCGTTCCCCACTGGGCATACGCTTCCACAATGCCGGATGAGCTTTTGTCTTTTGTCACCCAAAGCAAAAAGGCGGCAATCACGTTAAGGCAGAGAATCGCCTTCAATGCGTTGATGCCTTTTGCGGCCAAATCGCGCTGCTTGCTGGATTTCAGAAACGTGGTCATTCCGTAAATTAGCGCAACAAGTGAACCTTCCATCACGCCAACGACCAGCAGAGCCGTGTTTTCCGCGCCGATCAACCCTTTGTAGAGGTCGCTGTTTTTCAGCCCCCTCTCTCCCAGTGAATACGTGGCAGCGGCAGAAATGGCCACGCCAAGAAGGATAAAGAGCCATGGTGCTTTTTCAAGCATTGCGTGGCTGGTTTTTGCTTTGTCGGCAATTTGTACTGATTCTTGCTTGTATTGTGCGAAATCCTTTTGCATATCTTTCTCCTTTTGCGCCGAAGCGCATTATTTACCCGCCAGCGTGAATATCCCCAGTGATAGAACAGCAAGGCCAGCTGCGAGCATCGTGTATCGGGCACGGCTCTCTGGGAACACGAAAACCTTACCGGCGTAAAACGCGGCAACCCACATCATCAACTCCGCGAATGTTTGAGCAGGGTCGCCAACAAAATACCGGTTGACTGCCGCCGCTGGATCGGACTGGAATAGATCAGCCGCGCCCGCCCGTGGGGCAGACGTGAAATAGCCGTACAGCCCAAGGATTGAGAAAGCTAGCCACCCAATCCCATAAAGCCAGTGCTTGCTAGAATCACTAGCAGGTTCATGGAAAGTTGTTCCCATTTTTTGCCTCACTTTGTAAAGCGAAGCCCGGAGCTTGACTTGCGGCTGAGCGTGTAAATAATACGCACAACTTGCCAGAGTCTTCGGGCTTCGGTGGTTAATGGGGAACGAGTCGCTTTCTTTTCAGGCAGGCGGCTCGTTTTTTTTTCTGCAAAATACGTTTGACGTATCCCGCGTTTTCAGTTTACACTAAGTTCCGATGCAAAAACAATATCTGATTATGGCCGAAGCCGAGTTGAGCCACGCACTCAAATCCAAACGCGAGCGCGAAGGGCTTTCGTTGCGCCAGGCGGCAAAGCAGATCGGAGTGTCCAGCCAGTCAGTCCTGCATCGGATCGAAGCCGGTCACAGGTTTGACTACCAGACGGGATTGAAAATCTTGAATTGGCTACAGCCTGCGGGCGCAAAGCCGGACGCAATTGCCGCCGTCAATGCGGCGATCTTTGCGGATCCTGAGTTGAGCGAGGGTGAGGCACGGCTGATTAGCGACCTGTTTGCGGAGATGCACCGTTTCGCAATTGTATCGAAGGGAAAGAAATGATCTTACTGAAAATCATCGGCTTATTTCTCTGCTTCGGCTTATTTCTCCGCTTCGGCTTTGTCGCGTTGTTTCACGGCCTCGGCGCGGCTGCGACTGAGTTGCCGCGCGGTGAGGGCTGGGAAGAGGAGGACGAATCTGCGGCTGATGATCCGGTGCACTACGAAGTGCTATCAGACTTGCATGGGAAGCCGGTTGAGTTGAAGCAGGTTTGATCTTTCAAGTTTGGTGGTTACGGCGGAGCAGATGCTCTGATATGACAAACGGCAGGCCGAGATAGAAGGCTTGTGATCCCACAACTATCTGGACGGGGATCGAATCGCCGTCGTCGCAACCACCAATTCAAATTCGCCCCGCCTGCTGCCTATGGGGGCGCGGCTGCGGGGCCGTTGCGGGCGGGGCGAGTGATATTAAGCTAGGCCGGTGAATCCAATGGCACTATAGCTCTGCCAGCGAGTTGAGCCGATATGACGAAATGGCGTGAGACGTATAACGCCTGACCTAGTACGCTTTCAATTTCCTCTCATCCTTCGCCGCCTGGGGATGAATGGAACAGGAAGGCGTGGGAATATCTGCAAAGCCTGTGATAAACTCGCTGTAATAGCGGCATTCTCCTATGCTTGCCGCATTCCGGCGACGATTGCCAAAGCCTCTAACGCAGTGAGGGCGTCGGGGGCTTGTCGCTTCCCGCTTGCCTTTTCCGCGAAAATCCGTACACTCCGCACCGTGCCACAAACCCGGAGTGTATTTGGTGCAAAAATCGAACCAAATCAAAGCCGATTCACCAGCGTCCGCCGTCGCTGTGATTACCCGCGCTCAATTCCAACAAATCGCGCCGAATGCGACACCTGAAGCGGTTGACGCGCTGTTTGCTTCCGGCATCGGACGGCAGTCACCTATTACGCGCACGCTTCACCATTACGGCATCACGGAGCCGCACGTAATCGCGCAATTTCTGACCGCGCTGAGCCTGGCCAGCGATGAGTTTACGAATTTCAACCGCCCGATTTTCGGGCTGAGCCTGATTGACTGGATCACGGCGCGCGCGCGTGAATGGCGAGATTCCGGCGCAAACGAGGATGCGGCGGAGTGGAACTGGGTCGGAATTATTGACGGCTACGTTGGTACGATGTATGCCATTCCGACGATTTATTGGAATGATGTGCATAAGCGGCTGGCCAAAGTCTGCGCCGCGCTTGGTGTGGAAGATCGAAGCGATGAATTCGCGCTGGAAGATCACGGCGCGTCGGAAATGTAACAGGGCAAACGTCCGCGCTGCCCTAAAATGCGCGGCCAAACATAGGGAGGAACAATTATGATTCCTGAATTATTGCAAAACATTACTGGCTCGGTAGTGCGTCACGCGCTAACTGGACTTGGCGGCGTTCTAGTCACTAAGGGCTGGATAAGTGACGCCGACTGGCAATTATTGCTGGCTGGTATAATTACGTTTGTTGCCGGTCTGGTCTGGTCGTTGATTCAGAAATGGCGCACACCGCCAATCGCGCCGACAAGTTGAATCTTACCTGCCTACTGGCAACCAAACGAGCGGACGCTACCGCGCCGCGACTCGCAAAACTTTTGAGGAAAACTATGAACCAAAAAATTAAACTTTTACTGGCGCTTCTTGTGCTGGCGCTCCCCTTTGCGCTCACAGGATGTTGGGGTAAAAAAGACACCTCGACCACTCGCAAAGTGATCGAACAACTGGGCAACAACGCCATCGCTGCCCGCGAAATTCCAACCGCGCTGAGTGAGCTTTTGCGATTGGGGTTGATCCAAGCGCCGACAGCAAGATCGTTTGGCGCAAAATCCGAGTCATTCCGCGCGGCCAACAAAACCGTCATTGATTTTTTCGACGCGCCGGAATTCAAAACCGTCAACGCTGACGGCTCGGTAACAATTACACTGACACCAGCCGGTAAGATCAAAGCCGAAGACCTGGCCAATGGGCTTGTCGCTACAGCGCAGTCCATTGTCAGCGACAAAGCTCTATTTGCCGGTTTGACTGACTCACAGCGAGCGTCGCTGAACGCGCTTTTCTCGGCGGCCAACAACACCGCTCAGACGTTCATCAAACTCGTTCGCGGTCTGAAGGTTGCGCCGGGCAAAGCAACAATCGTGATTCCGGCTGCGGATTGGAAACAATTTGAACACGCCAGGGAGGTAGTCTATGGCTTCTAATCTGAAGACAATCATCATCGAAAATGCAAACACAATTGAGCAGGCAACCGGAAACGACAAGGCAATGGCCATTCTCGCCTTTGCTACGTTCCTGTTGAATCGCGGGCTTGCTGTAATGTTCGACATTCGCGCACGCGGTGATCTGGACGATCAAGGGGCGATTGATATGGCAAAGCGCCATGACGCGGAAGCGAAAGAGGCTTGGGCTAAACTCAAGGCTGAAACGGAAGTATAAACCCAGCAAATCAGGCCGGGCGGATAGCAGGTGATCCAAACTGTTTGCCCCGTTTCGTTGCCCGGCCTTTCGTTAATCTCTCCCTCGCTAAGTGCCAACGAGGCTTTATGGACGCAGTTTTTGATGATTTGTCGGTGGGGATTGTGCAGGAAGTCCGCGACAAGGTGACAGGATTGGAAGTGGCTCTAACACGGCTTGCCGTGCAGCACGAACACGTTTTGACCACCATCAACCGGATTGAAATCGAGTTGCGTACTCAGCGCGAGGTGAGCGTAGAATACCGCGAAGAACTGCTTCAATCTGTCCGCGCAACTGAGCGGGAAGTTGAAAATGTAAAGCGTGAGATCGAACGAGGTAAGGAAAAAGGTTTGGTCAACTGGATTCGCAAAAATGCGCCGGTTGTGACGATTGTGCTGGCTGTGTTGACTCTGCTCTGGGCTACCGGTCGCTGGCTTTTAATCCACTATCGCTGAAGTTTTGCGCTTGCTAGTGGGAGATCGGAAAGCGCAAAAAGACCGGCTAGGCAATCGGGGGAATACCTGGCCGGTCTATAATTTGCTCCAATCGGGAAAGCTTGGAAGGCTTCCCGTTTCAGTCGGCTGGCTCGCAAGGGTCAGCCGATTTTGCGTAAGAAGCGCCCAACCGTAGGGGGCGAGCGGATCAAGCCCGCGCTCGAATGGAAAATTGCTTGCGAGTCAGTCCGCCTCGCCGCTCTTGATCGAGCAGTTTTCTCACACGCGCCTTGTGGCAATGCCCGTAATCCATAGCCGACGGGCGTGCGGTATTAAGCGGGCTAATGCACGCTCTGGTTGGCGCTGCTCCGCAGATCGGGCAGGTAGCTTTCATGGTGGCTTGGATTCTCGAATCTTTTACTGATCTCATTTCAATCTCCTTAATTCTGCGTTTTTTATCTCCGCTTCGGCCTCGTCGAAGGAACGCCACCCTGTAGGGGTAAGTGACGACCCCCTAGCACGGCAGTGAAGCAGTGCGGCGCGACTTAGCGACGCCTGCGGAATGGAGTGCGCGAGGGCTGCTTTGTTTTTTCCGCCCGCCCCGCCGCTGCCCCGTCTTGGATTCGCCGTATGGCGATGTGCCGTCATTAGGCAACCCCTTCAAAGTTGAAGGCAGATTGAGCCATACGCTTTGCTGCCATCTCGCAATACTCTTCTTCAATCTCAATGCCTATCGCTTTCACGCCCGCATTCTTGGCCGCTCTTAACGTTGTACCGCTACCAGAAAAGCAATCAACTATCGTCGCACCGGGCGGCAACGAAAAGGCCATCGCCCTTCCCACAAGCGAAAGCGGCATCTGACAGGGATGCGCCTTCTGTTTTGTTCCTCTTTTTAGGATGGCTTCAGGGTGAGAGATTGAGCCGGAATAGATCATCGGTATGTCGTCCCAAGTGTCAGTGATGCGCCCTTTGTATCCGCTGCCTTTACTGTATCCGCCCCAGCGTCTTTGTCCGGTCTTTCGGCTCTCTGCTTCTACGTTGAAGAAGTAACTTTCAGTCTTCCCGTAGAGCAACACGGGCTGATAGCTTGGCCAGAACTCTCTTGTATGAACAGCGCCAGAGTGGTTGCGCCAGACGACTTGGCTAATGAACTCACCGCGTTTTTCCATCATCGGCCATACGTGCGCGAGATGGCGAGTGATCGTCATCAAGTAGAAGCTCCCACTGTCCGACAAGCAGGAAAATCCCCCCTCAATCCAGGATTCACACCATTCGTAATAGTCATCTCTCGCGTCTTTCTTCGCGCTTCCTGAATATTTCTTGCCAACATTAAAAGGCGGATCAGCGAATAACATCCCAACGTCGGAAAGCTGTGGCAAGACTTCGCGGCAGTCTCCCTTGTAAATCGTAATTCCACCTTCGCTGTAATACGGTTCGATCATAAAACCTCTCGCTACCCGCCCCTTACGATGCCACCCGAAGGGGCGGCGGAATCTGTAGAAACGAACGCCGCCCCAGAGGGGCAGAGTGAGTCACTCCTGGCGGGCGGAACTCCGTCGCTCGCACGCCTTCACTGCCGAGGGCCGGGGGTCGTCGTTTGCCCCTACAGGGCGGCACTCCTTCAATGATTTATTTTCGAGAAGGGTATTTTACATCGTCCCATTACCAAGCCGCTCTCGCCAAGCGGCTTTTTCTGCGTCCGTCCTGCCCGCCGTCCTGCCGTCCTGCCGTCCGCGCAGTGTTCCACGCACGCTTAGACGCACGGACGCCGGCGCGTTCGTCCTGCGAAATTGCGCCTTGGCGTCCGACGACGCCAGAAATGGCGTCTTTTTGCAAGCTGTTGATTTCAGGGAAGTTTAACAATTGGCGTCCCGGGACGCCACGCGAAAGGCGTCCCGGGACGGAATAGTGTAAAAGTTTTGCGTTTCGGAGAACGGACGGCGGCGGCTGAGGCGTCGTCGGACGGAGTGTTCCACGGGCAGGAAGGGGCAGCGTCTACGCTTTTTCTGGATTAGTTTCGCCGCCTTCCAAGACTTGCCAAGCCAGTAGCGCAGCGATAGTTCTCGTAGCCGAGATTTACTTCCTGCCCGTCGCAATAGGCGAAAAAGCCACCGCTTGAAGCGGTCGAGATGGAATCGCATGCCATGTTGAGCAGGTCTGTGCAGAGTTCCCGCAGTTGCTCAACTGTGGGCACGGCTGGTTTGCCGCCAAGATTCCACTGATCGCCAGTCAGGGTCATTACCGCGTGAACCTTAGCAAAGTCGAACTTGGCCAGAATGGTTTCAATAAAAAGTAATGGCGGCAACCTGTTGAGTAACGATCAACAAACCGCCGCCGATTAACTCGCGACGCGCGAGGCGACGCTGATATTGCTCAAACTTTTGGGAAGCGATGAGCCATATCAGCCTAGCCGACATGGGATCGGGACGCAAGTAAACCTTTATGCCTCTCCTTTCCCGCGCGCCGCATTCACCAGGCGCGGAATCGGGCGACTCCGACCTGCAAAAAATCGAGAAATCGTTGCGTAGCCGTGCCGGCGCTCAACGAACCAAGCCGCTAGTAACGTTTCGCCCAACGTGCTGGCGGCTTCGCTTTTTAGCCAAAAGAAAAGCGCCAGACCGCGGCGGGCAGCAGCAAGTCGGCGCTTAAGGAAAAACGATATGAGCCATTTTAGCACGCCTATGCTGTTTTCTTTTCTTCGATTGTCACTCTGCCTCCCTGTATTCGTCGCCCAGCACCTGCCGCAGCGTGTACTGTGCCCGGTTCTGCGCCCACGCCTGGAAGTCGTCTCGCCAGTCCGTTGGGTTCGCGTTGGCGATATTCTGAAGCTCTTGCAGCAGGGCAGGCACGCCAGCGGCTTGCAGGGCGGCGGTAGCGTCTCGTTTGGCGTCCTCGACGCTTTCGATGACTAAATCCGGTCGCCATCCTTGCTCAAGGTGCCGAATCATCGCGGACGTTTCTGTGAATCCCTGTGCGCGAAATATCGCTGCCGTCGCCTTCGTCACCAGGGCAGGCGGCAGGGCGGCGGGTTCGGCTGGTTGACTCATTGCGTCTCCTTGCGTAAATGCAGGCGCGACCGAAGCCGCGCCCGTAAGTTGTTGCATCAGAAGGGAATTTGCGAATCGTCATCCATCGGCGGGCTGACGACGCGGCCCGTCCCTTTCTCGACGCCAAAGCCCTTGCCTGCGCTTGCGGCGCGCTGCTGGGGCGCTTCCTGGCTGTCGCTTTTGCTGCTCAGGAAGCGGACATCCGAAGCGGTCACTTCCAGTGATGACCGCTGGCTTCCATCCTTGTCTGTGTACTCCTGAAGCGACACTCTCCCGGTCACATAGGCTTGTAAGCCTTTGCGCAGGTACTCGTTGCAGGTTTCCGCTTGTTTGCCCCAGGTAGTGACGCGGAACCATGTCGTCTTCTCTTCCTGCCCACGCTTCTCGGTGGTAGCGATTGAGAACTTACACGCCGCGTTTCCATTCGGCGTGTAGGTTAATTCGGGATCGCGGCCAAGATAGCCAACGATAGTAATTGCGTTAAATGATGCCATTATTCTCCTTTTGAAATTACGCGGCCAGTTTATCCAGCCAGCGGCTAAACTCTTCAATCAACCCTTCCACGTCGCCGTCCGTCAGCTTTGTGGTATCCGTTGCGCCATCGCAAAGCATTTTGATCTGCTCTTTGATTTCGCCAGCGGAAACGCCTTTCTGGATCAGTTCGCCGCATATCTCAGACAGCAGTTTGCGCCGTCCGGTCGGCTGTGGTTTTGCTTCGGCAGGCTTTGCCGGAGCAGAGGCGAGTTTTGGCTTGCCTTGCTCAGACTGGCGCGGTTGCGGCCTCTGGCTTGCGCCGTGGCCGTCGTCGTCTTCCTCGACTACAACACCAAGCATTGCGCCAAGTCCATACCGGCGCAGGTAAGTGACCGCTGCGCCAACTTTCTGCGCATCGCCACCAACCACACGGCAAAAGAAGTCGCGCCCACTGCTCAACGTTTGACCGCTTTCATGTAGAACAACGGTTTCCACGCCAACGCACACGCCGCCATCATCGGACATGCTGAAAGGCTGCTGCATGACCATCAAGCCATGAGGCTCCATTGCGCTCATCACTGCCGCTGTCAGGTTATCCAGCGTCATATACTGGCTTTTGAAGTGCGGATTTTTGCCGTCTTTACCTGGCGCTTTCAAAGACGTGCGAGCCTTAATTAGCGCCGTCGCAAACTCTTTTGAAATAGTTGCGCTTTCTTGTTGATTCATCTCATTTCTCCTTTGGCGCTCACCGTGCGGGCAAGCGCCGGGTTGGTGGTTAATAACTTTTAGCCTTGGCGATTGCGGCATTTCTCAGGGATTGCAGCCTGATCAACTCGTCGTATTGAGCCTGCGTCAGCGTTGGCATGCCGCCGTCTCCGTCCCAGGCATTGTTGAGAACCAAGTCCGCTTCCCACGCGGCGTAACCTTCCGCCACGGCTAGTAGGTCGGGTGAGGCGACAATCAACGCAGCGTCTGCGGGTTCTGGCCCATTAAAGCCCCCGTCCCAGCCTTGTCCGCTGCCGAGAATAAAGCCGCCATTGACGGCCCATAAACCGTCAGTACCCCATCCATCTTGGTCATTTAGCGGATGATTGCCTTTTCGGTACTCCCAAACCCACGGGCCAGGCGTTGGCTTTGCTTTACTCATCTTAAATTCCTCCATTGGTTAATACTGCACGCCAAGCTGATGCATCGCGCTTTGCAAGCGCCCCACAGCGCCGTAGGCTTTGTCTGCTGCCAGCGCGTCGCGCAGGTCGGTCAGCACTGCTGTCACGTCGGCGCGGGGGATTTGGTCGCCTGCAAACTGCGGCCACGCGGCATCTCGCGCCGCAATCTGCTCAGCGGTCAGTGGCGTGCAGTCTTCTTCGTCGTAATCGTCGCCGGAAAATCCCATTGGTGTGTAATTGCTCATGACGCTCTCCTTTTTTGCTGCTGCTCAATAATGTCTTCAATCTCGCCTTCGTAATCGTCCACAATGCTCTTGCAGAGCAATAGTAGGCGTGTACGTGCGCGCTGTTCGTGCTCTGAAGCGTCGCCGTTTAAGTCCATATTGTCGTAACAGTCCTGAAGATCGCTAACCGTATTTTCAAACCTGCAATAACTCATATTTGCCATTACCTTACCCCCTGTATCTCGCCCCACGCCGTCACGTGCAGGCCAAGCCATTCGTAATAGTTTCGTTCCGCCAGAATCGCCGCGCCGCGTGGCGTCAGCGCGGGCATCGTGGTCACAGGCGCATCCGGCACGGTTGTGACTGGCGCGTCCTGTGTCGGGTCGTAGCGCAGGCCAGCGGTTTCCGCGTCAGCAATTTCGGCGCGGACGCGAGCCTCAAAGTCGTCAAGTCGCTTGCTCATGCTGCCCTCCTGAACGCCAGTTCACCCATCATCCGCGCCGGTTCCGTGCGCGCCGCCGCCAGCAGCACGACATCCATTGCCTCGCCGCGATGCAGGATCGGGCAAAAGCCGCCCTTAACGCCGACAATGCCCATCTTGTCGCGGCCATTCAGCGCCTTGTAGCGAAGGGCCATCTCCTGGCCTTTGTTAGCCGTGCGACTGAGGATCGTTTCGCCAAACTGCGTCACGATCCGCACAGACTGCGCACCGCAAGCGCGCAGTAGACTGTCTGCTGCGCGCCAGAAGGCGGCAGCCTCAGTTGGGCTGGCATACTCGCGGGAGTAATGGGGAGCAATCAGGGAAAGAGTGATTTTTGTTTTTTGCGGCATTGCTTTCTCCGTTGGATTATTGGGGCAAGAGGATATTAGCACCTTTTTGGTTCTATTCAAGCAAAAAGTGATACCGAAAAGGTTTTTATTGAAAAATCCTGGCAAGAAACTGCAAGAAAGTAAAAAGAGCCTTGACTGGAACCGAAAAGGTGATAACATAACCGCGTTATGAAATTTTCCGTAGATATTGACGAAAAACTTGTTGCGCTTTGCGAGGAAGAGATTAAGCAACTCCGACCGGCAATCCGGTCTAAGTCCGCTTATTTCAACCTGTTGCTTTCGCTTCGCTTCGGCTTGCTTCAGCCGAAGCTAGCCGAACTTCTGGAAAATCCGTGTGAATCTAAACTACGGTCAAGTAGCGCACTAACTGGAAGTTAGTTATTTGAATTTTTGCGCGCCATCCCCGCACCCGGTCAGCGTACGGGCGATAACCTGGCAGGAGTCAGGGAGTCGGAAAGCCGCGATTTCAGGGCGCGCAATCGAAATCAGCAGCGCATCGGGAAGGGAGAGTTGGAGATCGCATTATCGCCCGAACCGCAAGCGCGGCGCGCTGCTGAGAAATCTTGAGAATGCCCGCCGTGCCTATTGCTGTCAGGGTTTGTGCAAGGCGCAACCGGCACGCGCCGGGGCGGGCAGTAAGTCTGGCTACGATTTGGGGAAGCGATAGTCGGACTAGGGCGGGAATCACTGGAACCGCCCGCAAAAAGCAGTAAAGATTTTTCACCTTGCGATAGCACTCTCTATGGGCGTCCAGTTGCTGTCGCAAGCCTAACAAGCTGGACGCCCACACTTCACAGGAGAGTTTGTTATGGCGAAGAAAGAAGCATTAACGGCCAGTAATCAAGCAGGCGAAGAACGCTTGTATGTGATTTTGACAGAGTTCAAAGAAATCTTTTGCGGCTGGGCGACGGACGTTTCCGGCGACCGCATTAAGCTGCGTGCGGCGCGGCAGGCCGTCTACTTTTCCGCAGACTCGCACGGACTGCTAGGGCTGGCCGTCAACGGCCCCGGCAGGGATAGCCGGATCGGCCCGGCTGCGAATATCGAGTGCCGCAAGGTAGTCAACGTAATCGAGTGCTCACTGCCGGCAGTCAAAAACTGGGAGCAAGCCAAATGGCGGTAAAGCTCTACAAGGCTACTGGCCCCGGCGGTATCGCATTTTATGACGGTAAGACGCGATATGTCGTTGGGAAGCGACTAGAGGTTAAAAATCCAGACGGGCCAGACATGGGTGCTTGTGGGCGCGGCCTGCACGCATCGGCACGCATTCAAGACACAATTCGCTTTACAAAGGGCGATACCCGCAGGTGCGAGTTCTTTGTTGTTGAGGCCGACGAAAAAAACATCCTTGCCCAAGATGAAGTGAAGACTCGCGTGCGGGCGCTGACCGTCTTATCTCGTGTAACCGGGGCAGATTTAGGGATTCGCCGTGGTCGAATGGATCAGGCTTTAGATTACGGCTACGGCTCCGGCTACGGCTCCGGCTACGGCCCCGGCCCCGGCTCCGGCGGCTCCGGCGACGGCTCCGGCGGCGGCGACGGCGACTACGGCGACTACGGCGGCGGCGGCTACGGCGGCTACGGCGACTACGGCGGCGGCGGCTACGGCGACTACGGCGGCGGCGACTACGGCGACTACGACTACGGCGGCGGCGGCGGCGACGGCGGCGGCGACTACGGTTCCGGCTACGGCTCCGGTTCCGGCTTCGGCGACGGCGGCGAATAGCATTTTCACATTGCCACGCGACTGCGGTTGAGTCAGCAGGCAAAATCCGGCGGCGTCCAGGCCGTTGGCGAACGCCGCCGGATACACACACAACGGCCAAATACACAGGAACAGGACAGTTAGCGGTGCCCCAACTGTCCTTCAAAAATAGATTTTCAATCTGAGATATAAAAGGCATGCCGCTTGGAGCGGCCACTGTTTGGCAGCAGTGCGTACCAACAACGAGAGCCGTTAGCAGGCGTCGCTCGCTTGTTCTCCCGCGTTGGTTCGGGACTGCCAAGTAACTGAGCAACGAGCCGCCTGCTAACGGTTTTTAATTTTTATACCCATACGGGACGGGCACAGATGAGCAGTTCATTGTTAATCAACGAGCACCCCCTACAGGTATTGCCAACACTGGCAGTTGCCGTAGGGCTAAACGAAGCGATCATTCTTCAACAAGTGCATTACTGGATCACCAACAAAGACAAACGCAGTAAGCCGTATGAGCGGGATGGCCGACACTGGGTTTACAACACCTACGAGGAATGGCGCGAACAGTTCCCGTTCTGGTCGGTCCGTACCATCCAGCGGCACGCGCTAACCCTGGAAGAGAAGGGGCTTTTAGTTGTCGAGCAGTTCGACTTGAAGGCTGGTGACGCCCGCAAGTATTACACGCTGGACTACGACAAATTGAACGAATTGACAGGCGACCCATCACGACAAGTTGGCACTACCCCTAGTGACAAAGTGGCACCACCCCATGACGACAAGTTGGCACTACCTTCACGACAAGTTGGCACTACCATAGTGCCAACTTGGCACTATCTAATAGGAACAGAGACTTCTTCAGAGACTAACACAGAGAGCAGAGAAGAAGCCGCTCCGCTGCCGATTGATCCGGCACTCAAAAACATCGAAGAGCTTGAGCGAATCGTCACGAAGGCACAGGGAGCAAGCTACGTGGATTCATTCCTTGACGGCCAACTGAAAGCCTGCGCCGGGAAGTTACACGCCGCAGGGTTTTCCCCGGATCGAGTGAAGGCATTTCTTGCCACGCGCCGGAAATGCCCCTCCCTGAACTACTTCGTCGGCGATATTCAGAAATGGGAAAGTGAGCAATCCGCCAGTGCCGGAAACGTGATTCAACTGGCCCGCCCCGAAATTCCCAGCAATGCTACTTCCTGGGAGCGCAAGCAAATTCTCGAAAAGTTTAACCGCGAACATGCGCAACGGTTCGCCAGCGCTTAACTGAGGCACGCACGAATGTCGGATATTACGCAAATTAAAACCCAACTCGCCAGCCGCGCCGAATCCATCGCGCGGGAACTTTTGCCGAACGGCGCGAAACACGGCAACGAATGGTGCGCCGGTTCGGCTGACGGCGAAAAAGGGCAAAGCCTGAAAGTGCGGCTGAACGGCGACAAGGCCGGAATCTGGAACGACTTTGCGGCGGGACAGGGCGGCGACTTGCTGGATTTGTTTTGCGCCGTCAAAGGCGCGGATTTGGCGACTGCCCTGCGCTGGGCAAAGGAAATGCTTGGCATTCGTGAGCCGCAACTTCATCGGACAATGGAAACGAAGCCTTACCGCAGGCCAGAAAAGCCAAAGAATCTCACCACGCCAAAGAGCGCCGCGCTCGACTACCTGACGATTCAGCGCGGACTAAAACCGGAGACGTTGAAGGCGTTTCAGATCGGCGAACAGGCCGCGCACAGCTTTCGCACGAAGACCGGAAGTCACACCTGCCCGGCAGTGGTTTTCCCGTTCAAGGTCGGCGATGAGTTGTTTTTCGTGAAGTACCTCGGCACGGAGCGACCGGACGGCAAAAAGCTGATTGACGCGGAAGCGGGCTGCGAGCCGGTGCTATTTGGCTGGCAGGCGTTCCCCTTGAATCAGCGCACGGCGTTGATTTGTGAAGGCGAAGTCAATGCGATGTCCTGGCATCAGTTCGGCGTTTCCGCGCTGGCAACGCCGTTCGGCGCAGGCAAGGGCAACAAGCACGCCTGGATTGCAAGCGAATGGGAGCGCCTGGAACAGTTCGAGGCGATTTATCTCAACTTCGATCCTGATCCGGCAGGCAAAGAAGCAATTGCGGATTTGGTGCAGCGCCTGGGCCGTCATCGCTGCCGCGTCGTTCCGGCAATGCCGGACGGCCACAAGGATGCGAATGACTGCCTGTTTGCTGGCGTTCCGGCAGAAGCGATGCGCGCCCTGCTCGACGGCGCGAAAACGCTTGACCCTGAAGAACTGCGCAGTGCGGCGGATTTTGAAAATGAGGTGCTTGCGCTATTCAACGGCGAAGACATGGAAGCGCAGGGCGTGCCGATGCCGTTTGAGTCCGCGCGCGGCAAGTTCGCTTTCCGGCCCGGCGAAACCACGATCCTAACCGGCAAGCGCGGCGAAGGAAAGACAGAGGCGATTAACTGGATTACTAGCTGCGGAATGATTCAGCAGGGCCAGCGCGTCTTGATTGCCTCGTTTGAGATGAAGGCCAAGAAACTTTTGCAGCGCGCCGTCCGGCAAATAACCGCGCAGAAAGACCCGTCCAATGAATACGTGCGCCAGGTAATGCGCTGGTACTACGACAAGCTCTGGATATTCGACCACGTTGGCAATATCAGCGATGACCGAATTTTTGAAGTCTTCGACTATGCCCGCCGTCGCTACGGAATCACGATGTTTGTAATTGACAGCCTGATGATGTGCGACGTTCGCGGCGTGGATCAGTTCGCCACGATGGCAGCGGAAAGCGCTTTTACAAAGCGACTGGTGAACTTCAACGCCGAGCACAATACACACGGCATTCTCGTTGCGCACGGCAAGAAATCAGAAGCCGGATCAATGCCCGATAACGACGACGTGCGCGGCAACGGTCAGATCACCGACCTTGCTCACAATGTTATTTCCGTTTGGCGGAACAAGGCGAAAGAAATTGCTCTTGCCAAGCAGATGAGCTTGGAGCCGATGGACCGAGATGAACAGAACGCGCTCAACAAGCCGGACGCAATCTGGGCAGTGCGAAAGCAGCGCGAAGGCGACGGCTGGATCGGCCATATCAATCTTGGCTTTGACCCTGACTCTAAGCAGTTTGTTGGCGAAGGCGAAACTGTGCGCCCGCTGCTGCCGTTCCGTGAGCCGCAAGGCGTGGCATATGTGA